CAAAATAGGGGTAGGTGATGATACGATATTAGGACCTGCGGTAGTAACTCTTGACAAACCGCCTACAGGTGACGCCAAGGGTGTTACGATAGGTAAGCGATGTTTTATTGGGGCGAGTTCAGTTCTTTTACCGGGGATAACGATTGGTGATGATGTAATAATCGGGGCCGGTTCAGTTGTTACGAAAGATTGTCTTGAGCCGGGAATGTATATGGGGACACCATGCCAGAAAGTGGAATAAAGATTGGGGTTGGCATCATTACTTATAATAGGAAACTATTTGCTGAACAGTGTATAAAATCCATTTTATGGAGCAATCCAAAGGATGTGACCATAGTTATAATTGATAATCAAAGCACGGATGGCACACAGGATATGCTGGCAGAATATCAAGCAGAGAATGATATTATAAAGCAAATTATTTATAACCCTGAAAACAAACATGCGGGGTATGCCTCAAATCAAAGTTTAGAGATTTTATCCGAGTGCTGTGATGTGGTTGGAAGCATAGCGAACGATGTTTTCGCAGAACCTGGGTGGGATAAGAACATGAGAGCCTGTTTTGAAGAATTAAAAACTGGTTATATGATAAGTCTTGTCAGGCCAGCCAAGGAAAAACATAAGGAAATAACGCCTTCAGGGAAAGGGCACTACATTAAAACGCAAGAAATGGCTGCTTGTACTTTTTTACGATCTGAGCATTTCTTAAAGGGGTTTAAGTGGTCCATAGTGCCATGGGGAAAGGGGCGGATCGGTCCCATGCCTGAATTTCACCAAAGACTGAAGCGTGGTTTTAAAGGACAAGATTCACTGAGGGGAGCGACACTGGCAACACCTGGGTTTATAGTGAGACGTTGTGAGTATACAAACCCTGAATTTATCGAGTATTACAATAAAACTTTTAGTGAAAGAACCATGTTGACGGAACTTGCCAGAAGAAGAAAATTGGAGGCGGAAGGGAATGCCTCGTTGATATCTTTTGAATATCGGTATAGTCTTAATTGGGAAGAATTTTTAAAGAAATATTATCCGGAGAAGTAATCTTGAGTGATCTAAAAGAGCTTGCATCAAAAATAGGGGTAGAAAAGATCGGGGGATCTTCTTTGGATCAGGGTAAGTTATACCACGATATCCCTTTTATGTCCTTGCCGAGCCACAGGAAGAATACCAGGTTGAGGGTAGATAGAATCCTGATGGAGATTGACGTAAAGGGCAAGAAAGGTCTCGACTTGGGTTGTTCGGCCGGTGGGATAACCTTTCGCCTGCAAGCTGCCGGGGCAAGTATGACTGGGATTGATTACGATAAGGCCATGATAAACCTTGCGACGGCAATAGGGAACAAATTTAAAACCAGTGCCAAATTCGTTCATTCGATTATCAATAAGGAGTTGATATCCGGATTAGAACAATATGGCTTCATTGTTTGGTTCGATCAGTGGATGTGGTTGTTAAAGCAGGCGGGAGAAGATGCGTATGAATGTATCTCGATTGTGTCACAAAAGACAAATTGCCTGTTCTTCTCAACCACACAGGGCGATGCTATGGCAAAGAGCGCCAATATATCGTCAAGTCAAGATGTGTTCAATATTCTAAAAGACAATACCGATTATCAAATTGATGATCTCGGGACAGTAAAGGACGGCTGGTATCCACGAAATATTTTCAGGTGTTATAGATGAGAGGGAATACCGCAAGGATTGAACTATTAGAGGGGAACATATTGAAAACTATTGACCTTAATTCCTCTACAACCAAGCTGATAAACTCGTTCTTGAGGCCACACTACCCAGGTGATATTGAGCCGATTGTGGCACATGAAGTCAAGGCATTAGAGATATTGGCTAAATATGATATATCGCCTATTGTCAAGAAATACGGCAAGGATTTCATTGTGATGTCCTATGTGGGGGAAGAAGCGAAAAGTGTTTCGGCCGAACAGGTTAACCATATTGTAAGTACTTTAACTAAGGCCGATATCGTTCACAATGATCTGGTGTTTAACGAGGAGCTTAGAAATATTACGATTCTTAATGGCAGGGTTTACCTGATCGATTTTCAATTAGCATCCATGTCTGGCATACCGTCTGTTAAAGATATCCGGAAAGCATTCTGGCGACCAAATTATGAGAGTGACGAAAAACAATTAAGGGAAATGATATGACAGAAAGACTGTTTATTGAAACTGTAATCCCATACGAGCCATGCAAGAAAGTAGGCTTTGCGTATAACCGGGCCATGGAACACGCAAATGATTGGGTTCTGATAATGGATCATGATTTGTTTTTATGTAACCCAAACTGGTACGAGGCGTTTTTGGCGGCAGCAACAAGACTTGGCCACCAAGCAGGTTGGATAACTGCCGTCACTAACCGCTGCGCGTCCGGATCTCAAAAGTCTCTCGGGTGTCCGGAAGGAAGTGATGATTTAATCGACCATATTAGATGGGCGGAGAAGGTTTGGAAAGAGCATGGGACAGCTACCGTAGAAGGTGGTGGTTGTGACAATGGTCATATGATCCTGACACACAAGGGGGCATGGGAAGATGCAGGCGGGTTTAACCAAGCAAAGGGAATGCACTGTGACGGTGATTATTTCAAAAGAATCATCAAGGCTGGGTACAAGGCGTATTACATGCCTGGAAACTATGTTTACCACCTTCAAGACCGGAAATATCAGGTTTGGAAATGGCACAAATGGAAGGACTATGGCCATGAATGGAGGGTGTTATGAGTGTTGTCTATGTGTGTAAAATGTGCGGCCGTTCGATGCGGGCTGAAGAAAAACCAGCGTGTTGTTATTTTGATCACATGGACGCAATTGAAAACATCAGTGACGAGGATGCGGTCAAGATGGGGCTTAATATCCCAGAGGGCGAAATCTTTGAGTTCCCTGGGGATGTGAGGTGGGACCCGGTGACGGGAGAACCTGCCATGGTTACGCTCAAGAAGATTGAAACTGGATCAGGGTGGCCGAAACTTGTAGTGGAAGGTCGAACGCTTAGGCAGTTCCAGGACGCGATTATGGTGGAGGTGCGGGCGTGATTAGCATCGCTATAAATCTCGACACGCGCCCCGGATTCATGGAGCAGTCCACAAAACAGGGGACCATGCTCAACGGGACCCGTTCACTTGACTTCTTTACCGAGGGTATAATCAACAAGGTCAAATTCTTCGAAGGCCATGAGATCGAAACGACTGTGTTTATTGATGTCCATGATCCGCTCCCAAAGGAAACGCAGGATTGGCTACTAAACCAACAGGCAAATGGGATTATAGACAATCTGGTGTTCAACCGGCATACGGAGAAGTATTTGGGAGCGTTTGAACCGAAATGGAATGATATTAACTTTTTGAATGCCATAGTATTGACAAGGGGTGACTACCTCGTTCATTTTGATGGAGATATGAATGCCTTCATTAATGACAAAAATGTAATTAAGGAATGGCTTCAGTGGCTTGATGAGGAGCGGTTTGATTATATCAGTTATCCAAGTCAATATTCCCCGATGCCTGCAACGGATGGACGGTATAAATCGTATTGGTGGGCCTCGACAAGATTTTTTCTCTGCAAGCGAAAGATTATCGACTATACGGAAATTGTCAAATGCCTGCGGAGTTCAGAATATCTTTACGGAAAATACGGGACCGAAGGCGAACCAAAAAACCCATGGCTTGAACATATCTTAGGGCTTATGACCAGTGGGCAGAACCGGGTGTTTTATCCACCGATACAATCTCAGCGATATTTAATCTTCGCATGGTCCAGTTACCTCTCAGGGGTATTGAAACAACTCAACGAATGGCCTTATAAGAAGGTCATCGAATATATCAATCATATCAGCTACCCATGTGATTGCGCGGCAAAGGAGTTGAAATGAAAATTATCCTAACAGGGAATTCTTTTCCATTTGGCGAGGGTCACGCATACGGGGGTGAACGTATTTTAGGCTATCTTACTCAAGAGTTGATTAAGCTCGGCCACGAAGTCTATCTTTTTGCCCGGGAAGGCACAAACGTTTCTGAAGCCACGGATTATATCCCAATAGGTCCGCTTTGTGATGATAGAGATGTCCATTACGAAGCGGTAAAAGAATACGTTGCCAAGACTGGCATAGAACCTGACATTTATTTCTGCGGATATTTCGGAAAGGGAGACCAGGGAGCATTAGAGCGATGGCCCTACGTGGAACTTATTTGGTGCAGATGGTCTCACGCAAAATTTGAATTTCCGAAGGTCAAGCCGTTCAATGTTGTGTCATATTCCAATTTATTACAACAGGATATGATTGACAGTGGTGTTCCCACCACCATGATTCATTACGGTCTCCCGAAGGATTTATACAAATTCCAACCTGACAAGGAAGATTACGCTGTCTGGATTGCAAAGGCTGAAGGTGGTAAGGCTCCCAGGCTTGGGGCTGAATTGGCAAGAGCGGCAGGCCTGAAATTGGTATTTATGTGTCCTCCTTACAATACTGGGGTAATGTGGGATCAGGTGCTTCCCTATGTGGACAACAAGAATATCTTTTGGGTCCGTGGTGTAGATGATCAAATGAAATATGAGATCATGAGCAAGGCAAAGGTTTTTTTATACACGAACTCAAACGAATGGCGCGAACACGCAGGGATTGTTTTACTTGAAAGCCTTGCCATGGGAACCCCTGTAGTGGGGATGAACCGCATCAATCAAGATTGCGCTATTGTAACCGACAAAATCATCGAGCACGGCAAGCACGGATTTATCCTGAATTATTACGATTCGAATAACTTGTCTGAAATTCTCAGCGTGGGTGTCCCGCTTATTAATCGAATTCACGAGATCGATCCGATTGACTGCCGGGAGCAGTTTGAAAAGCGATTTACCGCTGATTTAATGGCCAGGCGGTACGAATGGTTATTTGAGAGAGTGGCCTCGGGCGAACGATTTGGGACGGTGGAGGTGCCGTTTTGATTTATGATGCTCAAATAGAAACCCAGCCAATGGGCCTGACCCACAAATTGCCATTGAATTTTATCGAAAAGAATTGGAGGACGGATCATGAAAATAGCATTTGCAACAACGGTAACAAGAAATTATTTACCATACTTGAGGGCATTGCTGAACAGCATAAAAATTAATAGCCCTTCGGTCGCAGGCACCCCGTTCATCTGTTTTACCGGAACTAACGATACGGCAGAAATCAAAAAAAAGGAATCTGCCCTGAGTTGGAAAGAAAAGCAACAGCTTAAAGAGCTGTATCCCTCGGTTGAATTTAAGACCGTAGACGTGTCCAAGTATGTAGCTACTTCAAAGTTAACCCCTATTTTCTGGCGAATGGAAGTCTTTAATCTGCGCGGATACGACAAGGTGATATTCATCGATGCGGACATGATCTGCTTAAAGGATATCTCCGGACTTTTGAACATCGAGTGTGATATTGGAACCACAGAGCAAACCAAGGGTTGGAAGGATTGGAATTGGGGATTATTCATTGTTGGCAGGAAGTACCTGAATTCCAAGACTTATAAATGGTTGCTTGATGCGAAACATGATCAGACAAAGCCAGCGGAACCCATGCACCTTTTTACGAAGCTGTTCGGGAAGGAGCTTTACGAGATCCCGCAGAAATACAACAGGATCGTTCCGCAGTTGAGTGTTGCTAAAATGTTTGATAATGAAATGATACATTACATTTACAAGCCTCTCACGAAACTTGAAGGCCATATTAAACCGGAGTATCTGGAGTTATGGAAAAAGTACAGCGTCTAATGGTGCATAAATGAAGCCTGATATCACACTGATATTCTCATCCAGCCCATTTCTTCTTGACCAGTCGGTATTTCCGCCCTTGGGAATTCTATATCTATCAGCGTTTTTGAAACAATTTGACTTAAAAACCCAGTGTCTTGATATGGGACTTGGCCATACACCGGACATGGTGGAATCGGATGTTGTTGGGATTTCGTTTACCTCACCTCAACGGTTAGAGGCGTTTGGGTTGGCAAACAAGTTCAACCACATGGGTAAACAGGTCATTGCCGGGGGTCCTCACGCTACACATAAACCTCAAGAGTGTCTTGGACGTGGCTTTACCCATGTGGTTCGGGGGCAGGGTGAGACAGGGCTGATGTTGTTTTTGTCTCAGATATTGAAAATGAATTTCAACGTACCGCTACAAATAGATATTGACGACATTCCTTTTCCTGACCGGGACGCATTACCAATACGCGATTATCATTATGAAATTGAGGGTATTCCGGCTACGCCTATTATGACCACCCGGGGATGTCCATTCCATTGTGCTTTCTGTGCCAAGATAAATGATGACTTTCAGATTCAGTCTACTGAGCGAACCATTGCAGAGATTGAGCACGTTCACGACAAATACGGATACAAAGCCTTTATGATATTTGACGATGTGTTTATTGCCAGCAAAAAGCGGCTTGGTAGAATAGTTGATCAAATTGGCGGGAAATATCTTTTCAGGTGTTTTGCCAGGAGCAACCTGCTTGACGATAAAGTATGTGAATTACTCAGTAAGCTCGGGGTTGTGGAAGTTGGTATAGGCATTGAAAGTGGATCTAATGATGTGCTTGAAAGAAACATGAAGGGGACTACCCGCAAAATGAATACCCGGGCCGTTGAGAGACTTCACAATCATGGCATTCGTGCGAAAGCGTTTTTAATTGTCGGGCTCCCCGGGGAAACAAATGAAACAGTGGTTGAAACTGCCGATTGGATTGAAGAAGTACGTCCGGATGATATCGACATTTCGATTTTTCAACCAATGCCTGGTTCAAGGATCTTCGCTGATCCTGCCAAGTGGGGAATTAAATTCAACTATAATGGCCAGCCAGGTTGGTATAAGGGTACGCCAGGTCAATACGAAGCAAATATCGAGACAGAGGAACTTAATGCTGAGGAAATTGTTGCGTGGCGAGACATGCTTGAACTTGAATATAAACCGAGAGAACTTTTGAGATGATGATCTGGGTTTGTCCAAAATGTCATTATAAAAATGAAATCGAAGATGACAAACTTGATGATTATTGGTGTGAGAATTGCGGGCGGACAATGGAAAAGGTAACAAGAGTTGAATGGGAAATTAAACCAACCACCTTTATGCCGCCCGATCCGAGGCATATATGTTGACACTATTTGTTGTTCAAAGTAGGGCAGATAAATTGGATTCAGCATTGGTGGTAAAATCATTTGAGGGATTAGCTGATGAAATTCATTTCGTGCCAAACATTCAGAGCATTAACGATAAAGCTAAGAAGAACGAATGGTATGCTGTGATCTACGATGATGAATATATTGATGAGCCGCTTAAAGAAGGGCTGAAGGTATTTATTGAGCAAAGTGAGGTGGATGTGTTGGTATTGGGAAAACAGTCAAAGGATAAATTCTTTAAAGCGCCCAGGTTATTTCGACGCGCTGTTCAATTGGAGGAAGATTCGCTTATTCCTGTCAGGGCCGATTTAATGTTTGAAACCGTATTGAACGGGTGGGTTTATGATAACAATAATTAGGAGGGAAAGATGGTAAGCCGAAGAGGTTTCTTGAAAGTAGCTGGCGGCACAGCAGCCTTGGCAGTTGTTAATCCTTTTAAGGCATTCGCTGGGTTTATTCCTGATGATATCAAAGAGGGTGAAAATGTATTTTCGTTGGGTTTAGGCAATGTTTGTATTGGCAGTGCCATTGCAAATCTTCATGAAAAAGATATTTGTTTAAAGAAAACTGGATTGGCAACGATAAAAATTCGGACCTTTACTGATTTCAATAAACCAATGAATGGTTTCCCAACAGCTAACGATTTTCAAGTTTCTATGTCTTCTGAAATAGTAGCCGAGTGTTTCTTTAAAAAGGAGCCGAATATATTTGGGAGTGTCGGGCGTGTAGAAGTTGTTGTTATGTATCCAGATGGCCACAATTTTATGGCGATAATCTTCCCAAAAGCCCGAATGACAAGAAAGAAGGATATGTTTGTCTTTACATCTATTCCCGTGAAACACGAAACATGGAAAGATATGCCCCTTGGACGATTTTATTGGGATCGAAAATGATAACAATCAAATTTAAAGAAGCGGATTTCCAGCGATACATGAGGGCGCTTACGAAACTTCAGCAGAGTGTAAAGCTGTTTGGCCAGGATGAAATGCAACGGCGGTGCGCGGTGGATTATTTTCAGCTACTTGTGAATAATATTAAAAAAAGGTACTTTCCACGACCTGCATACTCAATACGATATAGAAGCTGGAAGTATGAATATGGCTGGCAAGGCTATCCGTCTCCGTGGCGATTAAGGGGGGACCTGGTAGGCAGTCTGTCTGCGTTTAGGGCGCCTGATGGAAAGAGCTGGATTGGTGGGGTCCCGATAGGGGCAATGGACTCAGGAGGTAAGTCATGGTTTGGAAAGGGTTCAAAAGGGCCGAGCGGTGGTTCAAAATCAATAGCTATGTACGGATCTATTGAAGAGAAAAGAAGGCCGGTGTTTGGACCGACCGCAAGCGAGTATGCTGGGGCAGGCTGGTCGAAGCGTGGGCAGGAAGCGTTAAATAATCTAAGAAAGGCGTGGGCATAAAATGAAATTTATAATTAGAATACATTCATGGGTAACTTGGTTGATCCAGCATCTTCCTAAATATCGGTGTGCAAACGGTAATCACACTTGGCTATGGAGTGGTGCTTCAAAAGCAACAAGGCCAGACCCTCTTTCGTTTTGTAGATGTGGAAAACATCAGTGGTGGGAAGTTGAAAAGAAACACCAAGAGTTAAATAATGCAAGTTCTTAATATAGAACCCAAAGACATCCATGTTACTATTGATCTAAGTATTAGGGAAATCAAAATGCTATTGAAAGCATTAGATAGAGTTAAGATCGATTATGACGGAAAGAAAGAGCCGGACATGATAGAGGCCGCCGGGTTTTTGAAACTGTTTTTTAAGTTTCTATCTGAGGTCGAGGAAGAGATTGGACCACCTAAGCGTAATGCAGCGTAAAGAAGCCTTGGACGATGTGATTTATCGGGCGATTATCCATTTTGAATCGGAGACGGGTGTTTCGGTTTTAGGTGTTAATGTGAGCAGGGTAGACAAAACAGCCTGCACCAGCGTATCAACAGAGGTTAAAGATAGATGGCTTTAGATAATACTGCGAAGGAAAGTAACATACGAGATTCGATAAAAAAGTTCTTTATCGATTCACTCTATACTGCCGAAGGCGTTCAAGTCACATTCGACCGATATCTCAGTACTCCGGATGTCCGTTCAAAATCAGTGGATCGATGGGTGTCCATTAACTTCGGCGGGATGGAACTCAGTGAGTTGTCGTCTCATATGCTCAACATCTATTGCTGTACCCGGGCAGACGGTGAAGGGTTTAAGTTGGCCCAGCTTCGGGACAAAGTTTATAAATATTTAACTGACAATACTCAGACTGATGGTATGGCCCGGATTACTTTTTACCGTAGCCGAGCCGATGGTAATTGGACGGGGATAGGGTATTTTATTGTCCAGGACGTTATTGAAAGCCAGCAATTTGAGGCAGATGATGGCACAAAATACAAAATCTTAACAGCGAGACTCAGGTTTTCATCAAAGGTTTAATATGGATAAGAAGATTTTCGTTACTTGCGAGAAATGTGGAAAGCGTTTAATCGAGCGGTTGCCGAACGGATTATGGCGATTCTGTTTTGGGCGCAATCCTGAAGATCCCGGGAAGCCTCCGGTTGACATTCTTATTCATGGGAACCTTCAAATAAAATGTCTGCGGCGTACTTGCGGGCATGTCAACACTTTAAACTATCTTCCTTTCAAGGAAAATAGAGACGCTGCTTAAAGCCCTTCAATCAGTTCTACTCTGAATCTTACCTCAATCGGTCTATCCGAAAACTCCGACTTATAAATGTAATGTTGTGAATATTGGTTCACAGAAAGGAGTTTTACTATGGCAAGATCAGGTCCCGTAGCGACAGATACGACAACTATTGCGCTTGGATTGGCGCAAATACGAGTTGGTAGTTCGTCTGACAATATTACCAAACCTGGAGCTGAACTGTCTTCCAGTGATTCGATTGGAGCCTTGGCGAATACTAAGTTCACCGGGAATACCGATTGGTACAAACTGGAATCAGGCTTTCCTCTAATTGAGGATTATACCACGCCTATCAGGGAAGGAGCTATGCTGGAGTGTGCGTTTAAGGAGATCACTCCGGAGCACATGGCTCTGGCTCATGGTGATGACATCAGTGGAGGTGGATATGATGTCCATTCTGGTGAGGTTACGTTAGGTAGCCGATCTGCTCCCGATTACGTGCGGATGGAAGCGGTATACACTTATCCTGACCAGTCAAGCACTATGATCATTATCTTCCCGAGGGCGCAGGTGTCAGCGAACGTGGAGATGGATTTGCAGTCTGAGACTGCTGCTGCTGTTCCGATTACATTTGAGTCCAAGAATGCGTCAAGTGACGTTACGGACGGCGATGCAATTTGGGATGACAAAGCCCTTGGTCATATCCTTTGGGCATAAACCTTTAAAATAATTGTGGTGGGCGTTGTGCTCATCACAAAATAAGGAGAATTATCATGTCGGAGAATGAACAGAAAAAGATTAATCCGCAAATCACGGAGATCGAGATCGGTATCCGTGAAATGCGGAAGATTAAAATTTATCCCTTGTCCATGTCGGATCAGTTAAAGCTGACTGGTTTAATATCCACGGCAGTTGCGGCGCAGGTTGCCAAAGAAGAAGGTGGGGACATAGCTATAGTGGCGTTTATTGTGGAATTAGTGAAGGAAAACCTTGGACGTATCCTAACTATGGTAACGGGAGAGGATGACAAATTATTGGAAGAGGTTTCCAATCTTCAGGCGGCTGCAATATCCGAAGTGGTTTATGAGATGAATTACGGCATTGTAGTAAAAAACTTCAAGAGCCTCTTCGAGAAAGTGATGACGCTGTTTCCATCGGAGAGGCCGTTACCGCAGTTTGCGAGCGATACGGATACCGAATTGACGACTTCTACAGAAAATCCTTCAGAGACGGAGGAGTTACCTTTGGACAGTTGATTGTGCTGTTCGAGCATTCGGAAAAGAGGTTCGGGGATAGGCTGAAGTTTGAGGCACAGATTCATGGAGTTAATATTGAAGAGAAAACTGCCCCGGCAGGACAAGCTAAAAAGCCAAAGGGTGGATTTATGTTCGGAGATCCGGAAGCGTACAAGGATATGCCAAAGGCTGAAAAAGAGCGAATAACGCAGCAAATGATGAACCGGCACAGGATTTGGGCTCAGGAGAGTAAACCCATGGGCGGGAAAACGAGGGTAAGATAAATGGCTGATAAAACATTGACACTTGGAACGTTGTTTTCGGCAGATGCTAAAGATTTGTTGGCGGTTTTGAAAAGGGTCAAGACCCAAATAAATATGATTGCGACTGCGGCAAAACAGTTGCAAACCTCTATGGGTGCGATGAATAATGCGGTCAAAACTGGCGCATCAGGAATGTCCGGTTATGCTTTAGCAACTAAGTCTACAGTGGCATCCATAAAGGGTGCTGTTGGGGAATCCTCAAAGTTTAAGCAAGCCCTTAGTCAATTGAATTCAGTGGCAGCTAAAACAAAAACTGGATTCGATGCGGCTCACTCCACATTAATGAAGGTTGAAAAAGCCATTCATGCTACTGGCCAAAGAATGACAGCAGCAGGAAAAAATGGCCAAGGTTTTGTTAATACTGCAAATCGTATGGCATTGGTTAACCAAACGCTTACCGGAAAACTCAAAGCAACTTCTGCAGGATTTCAGCAGGTTGGCACACAAACAGTAAAAGCCTCCACCGCAACTAAAAAAGCCACAGAGCAATACGCTGGCTTTACTAAACAAATATCTCGGGTTCATGGTGGCCTTGAGCGCGTCAAAGCGGCGTTCAAGGTTACAGCGTCCTACGGTATTGCAGCCACAGCGATTTATGCGGTTGTAACCGCTTTTAAAACGGGCGTCCAAGCTATGATTGATTATGATCAGGGGTTGAAGAATCTCCAAGCCATTACTGGGGCAACGGATGCTGAAGTGATGGCCATGGGAGAGACCATTAAGACCGTTGCGAGAGATACTAAATTTTCAACATCTGAAGTAGCAGAAGGAATGACGTTATTGGGCCAGGCCGGTTTTGACGCTGGTGAGTCTATGGCCGCCATGCACGATACCGCAATGTTGGCCACCGGAACCTTGTCTGACATGAAACTCACAACCGACCTTGTAACTACTACAGTTAGGGCGTTTGGATTGCAAGCCACTGATTCTGGGCGCGTTGTAGATGTTATGGCGAATGCTATCAATAAATCAAAACTCACCATTGATAAACTAAGAATTGCATTTAATTATATTGGTGCCACTGCCGCGCAAGCTGGACTAAGTATTGAGCAGGTTGCCGCAACCGCCATGAATTTTGCTAATAGTGGTCTTAGAGCCTCCACAATTGGAACAGGGTTCAGGCAAGTCCTAAGTAAACTTTTAAAGCCAAGTGAGAGATTGAGTAATGCGTTAGCAGCGGTGGGGTTAAACCTGGATGATGTGAACCCTAAGATGGTTGGGTGGCAGGGGTCGCTTAATGCTCTTACAAATATCCTTTATGATTCAGAGACCAAAACAGTGGATATGGCCAAGGCGTTTAGTCTATTTGGTTTACGTGGTGCTCAGGCAGCGGCAGTCATTGTCTCATCCTTTGTTTCCGGGAAGTATCAAGATGCGTTGAATAAGGTTTATGAACTTGGAACTGCTGAGGAAATGGCAGCAAAACAAGCTGAAGGGCTTGGTATTAAAATCAAGAACTTGGTTGATAGGGCTAAGAATGTCGCTGTTGCTTTTGGTGAGGCTGGGGCCGCTAATGCATTAAAACTCTTTATTGATGGTTTAAGGGGGGTTGTGGTTGGAATTGAAACCTTTGCGGGGGCAATTGCAGGGCAGGCCATAATTCAGTTGGCAGCTTTAACTGGGGCATTGAAAGTAGCACAGATAGCGGCAGCTTTTCTTTATTCAACACTTATGAAGTTTACTGCAATCCAAGCTGTTGTTATGACTTTCAGGGGATTGGCCACGACTCTTTCTGGAAAGACCGGTCTCGTGGGGGGCTTGGCTACTGCGGGGCTTTATCTAAAGGGTTTCCTTGCTGCATTAGGTCCACTTAAAATTATATTATTAGCAATTACAGGGGCATTTTTGGCTTATCGAAATGCTATGCAGGCATCCGTGAAGGAAGTTGAACTGAATGCTGTCAAGTATATGCAACTTGTTAATTCACTTAAAGCATTTGGCGGAGCGTTAGAGACAACAGGCCAGAGGGCTATAAGATTTAAAGATGATACCTTTCAAGGCAATGCTACGAACCAAGCATATTTAGCCACGTTGCAGAGATTGATTAAAGCACACCCTGAGTTGGCAGATAAAATTCAGCTTACTATTGATGCTTACAAAGAAAACAATAGAGTACTAAAAGAATTTGCCAGTGAAGCTCATCTATCAAAGGTGGAAGCGTTAGTTCAATTACATAGAGAATATGGTGAGGCTGCTGAAGATGCAAAACTTTGGGCTGGGGTGTGGGAAGAAGTTAAACTCCAACTTTCCGCTGTATGGGATGGAATCAAATGGGTAGGTAATGAGATTGACAGATTAAATGACAAGGTAGGGGACCTTAAGTCCTCTTTTGCCGGTTGGTTGGCAGATGTTGCTGAAGCACATATTCCGGTAGTGGGCAAGATGTTAAGTAAGATGTTCCGAATTTTAGAGGAAGGCTGGAGAAAAAGTTCAAAAGCTGTGGCTAAATATTTTAAATCGTTTGGTGAAGGAACTACTGAAGTTGAAAAGTTTAGCAAAAAACAAAAGGAGGTTATAGACAGCATTGCAAATGGTTACTTAACTCTTAAAGAAAAAACTAAGCTGTCATATTTTGAAATTTTACATGAATTACAGGCTATGACAGTTGAAGGTAAAAAGTTAAGCCATGAACTTGTATTTGCAATTTTGGAAGCTATCACAAAAGGTCAGGAAGCGATAAGTACATGGGTTAAAACACATGGGGAAGCTGTGCAATCAATGACAGAGACTTGGTTGACGTATTATAGAAAACAGGACCTCATGGGTCAGTTTGATCTCCAGAAGAAGAAAGCCTCCTTGGAAAGCTCGGCTAAAAAATTAAAGGAGTTCTTACAGGGTAAACTTGGAGACGAAGAAGATGCTCAAAAAAAGATAAATACTGTAATGACGAAATGGTGGAATATGCAGTTACGTGAGTATATTGCCATGCTCGACAAAAAGGATGCTAAATCCCAAAGTAGTGAACAAAAACTTATGGATATGATAGATAACGGTCTTGCGAAACAACAGAGCGTTTACGTAAAAATTGAACATGATCGCCAAAAGATGTTGAAAGTGTATGCCTGGACGGAAGCCCAAAAGGACAAAATAAACCAATTTTATAATAACAAGAGGGATGCCGCAAATGCAAAAGAAGAAAAAAAGGCAGAGGAACGCCATGCTAAATATCTAAAAGAAACTGGAAGGGCTGCGGAAATAAATTTAGCAGATCTTGATCGTGAATTTAAAGAACGTGAAGATTTGGAAGAAGACTTAACTGACAAAATCAAGCAAATGACCCTCTCAACCAAGGATTACAAATTAGGGGCTCTTGACGAAGAAATCGATAAAATTAAAGAGAATTACACCATTACTCAAGAATTGTTAGAATTACTTAATGAATATCGTACAGCCTCTGTCCGGAAGATCCAGGAAGGTGCTACCAAATGGGTAGAAATTACCAAAAAAACCCGCAGGTTGATCCAGACTGAATTCGGTGATCTATTCGGTAGTATTCTTCAAGGCGAAGTTAAATCCTTTGGTGACTTCCTGCTTGATTATTGGAAGGCAATGGCCAATTCTCTCGGAGACATTCTTGCCGAGGCCCTTGTAAATAGTGTGTTTGGGAAACAAAAGGATAAGGGTATTTCGTTCGGAGACATATTTGAAGGGATAATGGGAATGTTTGGCGGTGGTGGCGGAGGTGTAGGTGTAGAAAGTGGTGGCTTTGACCCAGGAGGGTATTACGGTCAATGGCACAAAGGCGGTATTGTAGGCGTGAGCCCTGCCCCTGTACGAGCCGTAGACCCCATGGCCTTTATAAACGCTAAACGATATCATAGCGGTCTTGCTTCGGACGAGATCCCGGCAATTCTTCAAAAAGGTGAACAGGTTATTCCAAAAGGCCAAGCCCAACAGTCCCAGCCGGCCCAACAGTCCCAGGCACCACAACAAACATACAATATTAATATTCAAGCCGTTGATGCAAAGTCTTTCACGGAATTGGCAAGACGTAACCCCCAGGCAATTATTGGGCCATTCAAGGATGCGTGGAAGGCCGGTAGTGACGTAAGAGATTTAATCCGCTCCACAATTTAATGAGGTAATAATCATGGCGGCGTTCCCCACATTATCACGATTCTCATACATTATCCCGCTTGAAATGAATTTGGTAAGCGGCAAAACTTTGATATCGAGTTTCGATGAATACGGAGAAGAGAAGAGGCGGAAAAAACAGACCTTTGTGAAACGCGATCTTGCTTTGGTTTTCGAGAACTTATTGAAAGATGATATCCGATTATTGTGGAGATTCCATGTTGCCAGGCATGGGAGCTATGAAGCCTTCAACATTTTCCTTGATACCAATTTTGGGGCGTGGATCTCAACTGATTCATACATTGACGAGTATGTTGGTGTAGGGAATGACTCAACGGTGCTTTTTAATCTGCCAGCTAAGTCCAGTTCCGATTACAAAGTCTATGTGCAGAACCCTGGTGAATCCAGCGCGGTCGAGAAGACAGGCGGGGGAGTTGACTATACGTTTTCTGCTCTTGGCGGTACAGATGGTGCGGACGAGATTACGTTTACAACTGCTCCTGAAGCTGGAGCAATAGTAACGTATGATTTCACGGGAACTCTAAAGATTCGATCGAGATTTAAAGAGGATGAAATGACATATCAACAATTTTACGATCGATTATTTAATGCAGGTCTTGAAACAAAGGGTTTATTGAATTCATGAGAACATTAACTCCTGATATTATTGCAGAGCTGGAAGCATCCGAGCTCACTCCTTTTTATGGTCTCAAGATTGAATTGGAAGGACTCGAACAACGGTATACCGATTGTGACATCCCTCTTATAATATCTGGAGAACTTTATTACCCGAGAAAGTTTAGTTTTGAGGCCATTAGATATTCGATGAATAACGTTGTTGATCAATTGAAGCTCAAGGTTGATGACATTGATGAGGTTTTAAAACAACCTTTTGCAGATGCCGTAGTGCAAGGAACAACAGTAGAATTAAAACAGGCACTGTTAGACTCCAACCGGAATGTGTTGAGTGGTGAATTCACCATGTTTGAAGGAGAGATAGACGCATGGGATTTAGATGAGACTGATGTTAATATGACGATTGCCAGCCAGTTTGTCCAATGGTCGCAGCAAACGTTATCGAGACACAGTGCATCCTGTAGATGGAAAGAATTCGCAGGAACGGAGTGCGGATATTCCGGAGATGATAAATGGTGCGACAGGAGCTATACAAGGTGTCAGGCGTTGAACAATACAGCTAATTTCGGTGGATTCAGATTTTTGCCTGCCTTGATGGACAAAGAGGTGTGGTGGGGGAGTACTCAATCATGAAAAGATATTTATCACTATTAATAATTATTGTTTCGCTTGGGTTGGTATTTAATGCACCTGTCTCGTTTGGTAAAATAACGTACCAAAGAACTGCTATTTCTGGAGGAGGATCGGGCGCTTTAGATGAGATTGATGGAAGCGGCCTTAATGATGGAGTGCTTGCTTTTGTTCACGTGAGCGGCAAAAAATATAGCTACATCCTGGATGCTGATAGCGGATTAAGTGAAGCTCTCCCGGGTATAGTGGCGCCTGATACCAATGCCGGAACAAAGAGGTGGATCTTACAGAAAGACAGTACTGAGGGCGGTGGAACCAACTTCGATTCTTCAGGTTCGACGGGTCTTGTAAAGGTTACAGGGGGGTCGTGGTCTACCACCACAAACAACTCAAGTACTTGGGATGCTACAAGCTCAACGGTTACGGCGGGATCAGCCAATTGGGATACTGCATATTCCGATTGTTTGAAGTGGGATGGAGGGGCTACTGATTTAGTAGCGGCAACCGGAAGGTCTTCTTTGGGGATTGATGGTCATGCTTCAAATATAACCTCGGGGGCGTATTATACTGGGGTTTTTGATGAGTTTGATTATTCGGCGGCAGAGAATGTGCAGGATGTGTTAGACGATTTGGATGCAGCTATATCCTCTGCGAATACCCATTCTGATGCTCTATACAATACCTACGTGGGGACTGACGCTCTTGCAGCCAAAACAACCGGGGAACAAAATGTGGCAGTGGGTTATTATGCGCTTGATGCGAATACCTCTGCAATTGGCAATGTGGCGGTTGGATACAATGTCATGGGGAGCAATACGGTCGGATTTGGTAATTCTGTACTTGGTGCTTCAGCTCTCTTATATAATATTGATGGAGACTTGCACGCAGTTCTTGGATGGCAGGCTGCTCAGGGCAATACCACTGCTGACAAGAATACCGCTATCGGAGCAAGTGCTTTCTTCAGAAATAAAACAGGATCAGGCAATGTGGGGCTTGGATATAAAGCAGGCTATGGTGTATACAACAATAGCAATGAACACAATGTCTTCATCGGATACCAAGCAGGCGATAGTGTAACAACCGGATCTGATAACATCGTTATAGGTTACGATCAAGACCTTTCCTCTCCCTCAGCGAGTAATTATCTCAATATCGGTGGAGTGTTGACCGGGAATTTGTCAACAGGTGCTTTGGATGTTACAGGTGCATTTAAGGCTCTAACACTTGAGAGCACCCAGGCTACAGGAACAGCGCCTTTCACGGTAGCTTCGACCACAGAAGTGGCCAATCTGAAAGCGGCTACCGCGACTTTGGCTGATGCTGTAGATATCACGGAATCTGCCGGGGGTATTGTCTGGACTGATGCAGATAGTTTGGAGGTTCTTGCAGGAACAGCTACAGCGGCCCAGTTCTTATTATCAGGGGCTAATGTTACTCCATCATGGTCCGGGGCAACATTTGGAGAGGGTGCCGATGATTTCACTATAACCAGGGGAACTACGCTGCTTAATATGGATGGCGATCTTCAAGTTACGGGATTTGGAGTAGTTCTTACATCTGAAGATGCCGCAGCGGATATGGTTTTCGATAATGTCAATTTTGAGGTTGAGAATACCAATGCAAGCAAGAGAAGTGTTAAAATTACTTCAGCAAAAGCAGCAGATACCACCCTGACCTTTGAAGAGGATTTTACAGTTGCAGATGGTAACAGTGGAAGCCTGTATTATTCGGCGGCGGGGAAAACCCTTACCGTTGAAGATGATGCCATTGTAAGCCAAGATTATTCTACTGATGCTTCGCCACAACTTGCCAGGCTTGGCCTTGGCGCAATCGCAGACGGTACAGGTCAACTCAAATTAGCCTTTGATGCGGATGCACATACTATTTTCACTCAGGCCGACGCCGGGGCCTTGACCATAGCTCAGGTGTCAGACGGTACAGATGAAATCATCTTTACAGCAGCGGGGAATGAAGAGCTAAGCATTACAGATGCAGGGGTTCAGTTAGCAGGTGCAGAGGCCAGGATTAATCAATTCACCACGGCAGGGACAACACTTCAGGATAACGATACATCAGTGCCTACCGGGGCGGCAGTTAAGGCTTATGGTGATGCTAATTGGATGGATGGCGCAGGAGATTTAAAAGCAGACGGTTCAGTCCCTCTCACCGCTAACTGGGATGTCGGAGCTTTCACGATTACGGCTCTTACGTTTGTTAGTGATCAGGCCACAGGAACGGCTCCTTTTACAGTGGCTTCGACCACAGAAGTGGCCAATCTGAAAGCGGCTACCGCGACTTTGGCTGATGCTGTAGATATCACGGAATCTGCCGGGGGTATTGTCTGGACTGATGCAGATAGTTTGGAGGTTCTTGCAGGA